GTTCTCCCGCCAGTCGTACGACCCCTGCGGATCGAAGAACGCCCCGGCCACCGTTACGGCCCCCTTCACGCCCTTCGTCGCGCCGTTGGCCACGCCGATCGTCAGCGCGGCCGTGTTGTCCAGCGTGTCGAACTGCGCCTGGTCCAGGTACGTGCGTCCCGAGGCCTTCTTCAGCGAAGCTAGGTACGTCTCGACGTCGAGCTTGACCGTCTGCTCCGCGGGCTCGCCCACGATCTGGAAGGCCGACATGCGCCCGGTATGAACCGGCCACACCGCGCCCTTGCGCGCGCCGGTCTCATCGTAGATCGCGGCCCACAGCCGCGCCGTACGGCCACGCCACAGCGCCGGATTGCCCAGCATGTTCAGCAGGTCGCTATCGGGGCCGACGATGCCCGACAGGGTGTAGCTCAGCGTTTCCGCGCCGCCCTGCTTGTTCAACACGTCTGTCACGCCAACCAGCGAGGGATCGACCGCGTCGAAGGTGAAGCCTTCGAGCTCGGCGTCACCCGTGCCCGTGAATGCCAGAGACGCGCCCGCCGTCGTCACGCGCACCGGATCGCCATCAAAATCCAGCCAGCACAGCAAGGCTGCGTCAAAGTATCCGCTGGCCAACTGCGCGCCGGCCGCCGCGTCTGGGCCGAACATCAGAAGGCTTCCTCGGCCTGAAACGCCAGCGTGTACTTCTGGCCGGGATCAACCGCGTACGTGAAGCTATCCTCGTTCAGCGCCACGTGCGCGAACGGCAGGACCGTTTCCACGCTGCCAGCGCCAGTCGCGGCGTCAGCCCGTAAGGCGGGCGCGAACGATGCGGTGGTTCCCGCAATCGGCGCGGTCAGCACAACCAGCTGGTACGTGCCGTCAACCAGCTTCACCGTCATCATGGCGCCCTGCGGTAGCGCCGGCGGCGCGGCCGACAGCGTCAGCGACCGCGCGCCGGCCACGCCCAGCACCACGGTCGGGTTCGCCCCGCCATGCTGCGCTGCTTCGACCGCAATGACCGGAAACGGGTTCACCTGGCCCTGCAGGGCGTTGAAGAAGCCGATCCACGGCTGCGCCACCGCCTGCCCGATCATCGGGCGCAGTTCGGCCGTGCAGCTCCACCACGATCCGCCCGGCAGCGTCGAAACCTGCCGGCGTCCCGTCCACCTGGATCGGTTCACCTGGTGCGGCTGCTTCAACGTCCACTTGATCGAGCGGATTGGCAGCGGCGCCGGTGGTGAGATCACGCTCACAGCTTCCTCCGCTGCATCTGCCGCGCGGTGTTCGTCGTTGCCGCCTGGATGATCGTCGGCGCGGCATTGGCCAGCTCGCGCCGGATCATCGCCACCGTCTCGGCCGTCGCGCCGGGCGCGTTGATCTGGATCGTCACGCCGCCGGCGCCTTCGCCCCCGCCGGCCGAAGATCCGGCGCGAATGACTGGGAGGCGCGGGGAAACCAGTCCGCCGGAAGCGAAGCGCGGCAGTTGCCCTGCGTTCATGGCTTCGATCAGCGGCCAGTAATCCCGGGTGGCAGCGGCAGTGTTGATCGATTCACCGTTCGAGACCGCGATCGGTTCTCGCCCGCCTACCAAGGCGAGGATACTGTCAGATGTTCCTGTGCCCGGGCCGGAAATCATCCGGCCGCCGCCAGCAAACCCAGCGATGCGCCCACCACGCGAAAAACCGAGCACGGCCGTAATCGCCGAGCCAAATGCGCTGCCGAAGCTGAAGCCGCCGCCCTTGCCCGATACTTGAGCCGCCACGAACTGTGCCAGCACCCGCGAAATTACGCGTGTGCCGATCTGCTCGAAATCACCCCAGATGGCGGAAACACCGCCGCGCATCCCGTCCTCGAACAGGTTGGTCAGGAAATCGACCTTCCGCTCTTCAAGACGGTAGGCTTCATCGATCACCCTCTGCCGCGCCTGCGCATCTTCGGTACGGATGCGTTCGATGAGCAGCAGCTGCGCGTCGTATTCCTGCTGCGTCGATTGCTCGATCGCCTTGCCCCGTGCCTCCGCAAAAGCGGCCGACGCATCACGGACCGGATCCTTGAACTCCTTGAGGATCGCGTCGAGCCGAGCCTTCTCCGCTTCGCGCGCAAGCGTTGCTTCAGACTTGCCGCGACCGCCGCCAGCGCCGCCGCTTTTTCGGGCAGCCTCTGTTGCTGCGTCACGGGCCTGCGAGGCCCTGAGCACTTCGGTGCGATAAGCCGCTTCAGAAATGGCATTTCGCTGAAGACGCGCATTGAGATCATCCAACGTTCGTTCGTATCGGCCGTTCGCAGCGGACACGGCATCGGTTTGCTCGATGACGGATTGCCGGATCTGCGCGCCGCGCTTCAGCCTGATCGTTTCATCGCTGGCCGAAATCTGGGCGGTGAGGCTTTTGATCTGCCCCTGCAGGTCCGTGACGGTGCGATCGAGGAACGGAAGAACAAGGCTGTTGCCTTCGCTGCCGGGTTCGCCGGATTGGGCGCCAACCTTGGCAGCAGCAGCCCGCGTCTGAGCGAGTTGAAGCTCTGCGATGGCCGCTTTGCGGGCTTCCTGCGCGCGTTGGCGCAGAGAATTTGCCTTGTCGATATCGGCTTGGATGCTCGCTTGGGTCGAACGCGCCTCACGGACGGAGGCCTCATGGAGATCGTCGATTGCCTTGCGGAGTTCTTCTGCAGCATCGGTGTGCTTGCCCTCGGCTGTGGCGGCGTCGCGGTGCGCCAGCGCGAGGTTTCCAACGATGGTAATGGCCGCGATCAACGCGGCACCCCACGCACTGCCCAGGAATCCGATGAACCCGCTAGCCTCACCCTTGAGCAGGGCAATGGCCTGGATCATCTGCGTGCCCTGTTGAGTGAACGCTATGAACGCCAGTTTGGCCGTTTCGGTACTGCCCGCAGCCGCTCCCAGCTGAACGCCAAGGTCGGACAGATTGTACGAGATCTGCTGCATGGCGGCCTTCTGCTGGCCCGCCGAAACGACAATCCCCCGCCCACCGGCGGCAAAGACCTGCTCCGCTGCGCCGGCCTGCCGCAATTCGATTTCAAGCGCCTCGAGCTGGGCCGCTTCCAGCGCTAGCGCCTGAGCGCGCTTCTCGGCCGCGATCGTGGCTGTGCGCGCGGCCTGCAGGTCGAAGCCGTAGGCCGAAGTCAACCTTCCTTGCGCGAGCGCGGCACGGTTGACCGCATCTTCGATCGCGCGGGCATTTGCCGCCTGTTGCCGGGCAGCTTCGGCTGCGGCCCGCGCATCCGATGCTCCGACTGACAGTCCACCACCTGCGTTGGCGGTTGATTTCGACGCCAGCGCCTGGATACGGCTGAAGCTGGATGCGAATTCGTTCTCGACCTTCTGCGCTGCAGCGGCTGCGTTGCTTTGGAACGGGCCGAACGACTGATCGCCCATCTTGGCGATCTGCCGGCCAACCGATTCCGCGATCTTCGCCGCCTTCCGGTCGAACGCGACAAGCGCGCCTTCGCCGATAGCCAGCTGCTGGCGCATCGCTTCGGTTGGCGCGTCCACTTCCAGAAACAGGCTGGAAGTTTCCCGATCGGCCATGGTGGTCTCCCGGCAAGGCGGCAGGCGTCAGGGTTGCGCGGCGCGGTTGAGGCGCTCGTACCCTTCGACAGCGGTCCAGAATTCATGCGGGGTGGCGCGCCAGAACTGGTCTGGCTGCCACCCCAACGCGGCGATCGCGAAGCTGCTCAGCTTTCGGCGGGGACTTCGCTCGTCGTCGTCGTCGTCGTCCCCGCCTTCACTTCCCCCGAGGCAGTGAAGTTCCCCGTCACGGCCATGCTGAGCATGCCCGACACGATCCCCAGCACACGGGCCATGCCGCCTTCGGCCTCGACGATCAGCTGCCCGATTCGGACGGCGTTCGAGGCGGCGATGCTGGGCTGCTGGGTTGCGCGGCCCCAGGCACGGATGCATTCGGTGACCACCTGTGACAGGTCGGCAAGGCGCATCTTGCCCTCGAGAGCGGCGCGGGCGAGCTCGAGCAGCCCCTTGTCCGTCGAAGCTTCGAAGGCGAAGATCGCCTCATACGAAGGGCGCAGCGCCATCGTGGCGCCATCGAGCACGAGCGAGACTTCACCCCGCTCTTCGCTGGCGGGGCGGGCGGTGTTTTCCGCTTCGGCCATGGTGCGATCCTTACGCCAGCGCGTCCGTGGTCGGTGCGGCGGCCAGCGAGAGCTGCGAATTGCACTTCACCACGTCGTTCTTGCCGTAGTCGGTGTCGAAGCTGCCGATGTACATCGATGCCTCGAACACCACGTCGCCCGCTGCGCCGGCCGACCCGCCCTTGCGGATCTGAAATTTCTTCGGGCTGCTGCCCTGGGCGGCAGTTTCGAACAGCGTGTAGCCGTTGGCGTCGGGCAGGTTCGGATAGAGCTCGACGTCGATCGTCAGCGTCTTGAGGCCCGGCGCCTGGGTGCCATAGGGATAGTCGTCCTTCGTCGACGTATCGATTTCGCCAGCCTTGCGGCTGACCTTCATCGAGGTCTGGCCCTTGATCTCGTTATAGGTGCCGGGCGTGGCACTTTCGATCCACAGGCGGTAGTCGTTGCCAAGCTTCTTGGCCATCAGCGGTCTCCAACGAAAAAACCCCGCCGAAGCGGGGTGTGATTGGGGCCATGGCGGCCCGGAGTGGGGTGCGGGTCAGTCTTGCAGAGCAAGGACCGCGAAGGCGGACGTGCCGATGTAGGTGCCGCCGTCCTCGCCCAGCTGCGCGTCGTCGTCCTCGAACGTAAACGCCAGCGTCCAGCCGTCCTGTGCGATCGTCAGGCCGTCCAGCGCATCCTCGATCTGTTTCTGCAGCGCCAGCAACGGCGCGCGCTCTTCCGCGCTCACCTCGGCCTGGATCAGCAGCGAGATGCGGCGATCGCGATCGCCCTTCCCGCCGATCGGCGTGCTTTTCATATCGCCGACCACCACGATCGGCAGCATCGCGCCCTCCGGCGCATCCTGATAAACGGTCGCGCCGGTGACCGCACCGTCCAGCTGCTGGAACGCGACCAGCTCGGTTATGGACTTGGCGTCAGTCATTGCCGCCACTCGCGATCGATCGCAGCGCGCGGGACCAGATGCCGCGCACGGCGGTGCCAATGTATTGGCGCAGCACCGGGAAGCTGCCGGTCACGAAGTGCTTGCCGGCCATCGCCCGCACGTTGACCGGGTGGTATTTGCGCCCCAGGTCCCGCGTCCGCTTGCCCGCGTAACGGCGATAGCCATTGCGCGGAACAGCCACGACGTAGCGCCGTTTGGCAACCTGCGCCTTGCGGCCGAGGTCCTGGATCCGCGCATAGAACAGCTTCGATCGCCCCGCGCGCGTTCCCAGCAGGCCGACGCGCAGCTTCATGGTCCGATCCGAAACTTTGTAAGTGATGCCCTCGCGCGTGGCGCCCGTGCGTCGTGGCGCCTTGGCGCGCATCGATGATTGCAAAGCGCGGCCACCGCTGTTCAGGACCGAAACCATCTGCCGGCGGAAGTTCTCCGGCAGATCACGCATCATGCGGCGCACCTTGCCAATGCCGCGAAAGCCCCGCGCCATCAGGCTGCCGCCTCGCCCGTCGCGCAGGTCATCACGATCTCGCGCCGATCGTCGCTCCAGGCGATGGTCTTTATGTTCATCGCCTGGCCGCGCCAGCACAGGCGCAGATCTGGCGTCAGGCCGCTACGTGCCCGGATCGTCACGCGATAGATCTGCACCGCGCGCAGCACGGCGTTCTGCAACGCCTCGTCGCCGCGCAGCGGCAACACCTCGGCCGCGACGTTGCCGGCGACATCGATCCAGTCGCGATCGTCGCCATCGGGGCGCTTGCGCCCGCCCCGGCCGTTGTCGACCACGTTGCGTTGCTGGATGGCCAGCCGCTCGCGATAGCGGGCGGTCGCGCGTGCTGCGCCTGCCGTCATGCCAACCAGATCCGATGGTTTGCCAGGGCCGGCTCCAGATCGAAGGGCCGGTCATCGAACCGCGCGCGGATGGCGCGGAGCATCGCCACGCGCACCGCCGGCGGTACGGCCGTTCCGTCCGCACCGTAACCGACCTGCAGCTGGATCTCGATCGCGTCCGGCAGGTTTGCGGGCTTGGGCCAGGTCACTCCGGTTGCCGGGCGGACGCCCTGCTCGAGATCCGCGCCGAACAGCACGTAGGCGGCGGGATCAATCGTGGCTTCCGTACCATCGAGCGCCGTGTATGTGATCGCGTCGACGCTGCGCACCGGGCCGATCGGCAGGTGCAGCAGATCCGCGAACGATGCGGCGGCCAGCTTCACCGTCTGGTTGATCAGACGGATCGAAGCCAGGCGTTCCACGTCCTCGCGCACGCCGGCGATCAGCGCGGATAGCTCCGTGTCGAAGCTATCGATGTCCGCATCGATGCGGACGAATTCCTTCACCGCCGCCAGCGTCAGCGGCTCGGCCGCCGGCGCTGTGACGATGGCAGGGCTGCTCCACATGGATCAGCTGGCCGTCTTTGCCGTCTTTGCCGGCTCCTTCGGCGCAGCGGGCTCGGCCGAGATCGCGAAGCCGGCCTCGATCAGGCGCAGGGCCTCCGCGTCGTCCGCGAATTCGTGCAGATCGCCGGCGTGCAACGAAATGTTCGGTCCCGCGAGGGACGTCTTCATCTTCAACAGCATTGTCATTCTCCGGAATAGCGGGGCGGGCCGATGCGGCCCGCCCCGCGTTCGCTCATCCGGCCTGGATCAGGCCAGCTTGAGGTGCTTGACGGCGTCCGCGTCGACCAGCTCGCCGTCGTAACGGACGAGGCCGGCCATGCCGATCTTCGGCCAGAAGCGCTCGCGGACGGTGCCGATCAGCGGCGAGCCCACCTTGCGCACCCAGTACCGGCTGAAGTCGCCGAAGATCACGGCGCGGTTGCCCGTGGCGATCGCCGGCACGTCGTCGTTGATCGAGTACGGCTTGTCGAGCAGCATTGACGGCGCGCTGATGCGCACATCGCCCATCTGCCAAAGGTAGTTGCCCTGGCCGTCCTTCAGCTTGCGCAGCGCAAGAAGCGTGGTGTCGGCGAACATCCAGCGGCACTTCGGGCTGCGGCGGTACGGCGCGCGCACCGAGTGCTGCAGGTCGAGCAGCTCGTCCGCGGCGATCGCGCCGGTGGCGGCGGCCGTCTTGCCGAGCGCCGATGCGGTAACGATGCCGTTGGGCTGGCTCGCGCCAGTGCCGGTGGTCAGGCGGGCATTGGTGCGCCGGCCCAGGCGCTCGCCCAGGGCTTCGGCCAGGAACGATTCGAGATCGAACACCGAGTCCTGCATCAGCTCGAAGCTGATCTTCACCCACGGGGTCGCATCGACATAGGCGTCCAGCTGCTTCTGGCCGAACGTCAGGTCGCCGCTGTTGTCGTCGGTCAGGTCCGCGCCCTCGGCCAGCGCAGAAGCGGAACCGCTGGTGTCGTCGTTGGTCGGGATGTCGAACTCGTTGCCCGATCCGGTCACGATCTCGCGCACGATGTTTCCATCGTACATCGGACCCCAGTCCTTCATCGTCTTGACGATCTCGCGCGCCAGCTCGACCGGGACGGTATAACCGCCCGATGCCGCCGTGCCCGCCACCTGCACGCGCACTTCCGGATCGTGGCCGGCGCGCAGGATCGTGCGCTGTTCGTTGGTCAGCGCGCCGATGTCGGCGCCCGAACGCAGGAACGCGTCGAAGGCGTCGCGGTATTCGGCCTGGCGCTGTTCCTTCGCGCTCTTGCCGGGCTTGTCGCCGCCATCGTGGTCGCCGGCGGCGCGGGTCTCGATGTCATCGCCGTTCGGACGCTGGCGTTCGCGGCGCTCCTGGTCCTGGCGCTCGATCTCGGCCTGGCGCTCCTCGCGCGCGATCGACTTTTCCGTGGCGTCGAATTCGGCCATGATCTTGTCATGCCGCTCCTCGAGCTCCTTGGTGCGCGCTTCGTCGGTGTTCTTGGTGATCTCTTCGAGCGCGTCGCGGGCCTGGGTAACCAGCTTGCCCCGCTTTTCGTGCAGTTCGGTCAGACTTGCCATCTGTCTCTCCTGGACATGAAAAAGCCCGCCGCCGGTTTCCCGGGGCGGGCTGCGAAGACGGGGAAAGCCCGTCACCTCCGGCCTTTCGGCCGGGTGAAAATCAGATGCGGCGTTCGATCTGCGCTTGCCGTGCGCGCCGCTGCGCGATGCGGTTCATGGCGCCGGCCTTGTTGTGCTCGCGCCGCTCCGCGCGGGCATGTTCCAGCGATCGCAGGCCGACCGTCGTGTCGGGGTACGCCGGCAGCGCGGTGTAGGTGATCTCGTAGAGCTCGGCTTCCAGGATCGTCCGGTGGGGCGGATCGACCGTTTCGTCCCACTCGCATTTGCGGGTGCAGAAACCGAACGACATGCCCGGGATGTCGCCGCGATCGATCTGGATCGCCAGATCCTTGCCGTCCATCGTCCCGGGCAGCTCATTCTCGAAGTACAGGCCCTGCTCGTCCTCGCGGAGCGTCAGGGTGCCGGCGCCGGTGCGCCCCATCACGCGGCCGATGTCGTGGCTGTGCAGCGCGACGACATCGTTCTCGCGCAGTGACTTCGAAAAGGCGCCCGGAGCGATTTCCTCGGTAAACCAGTTGCCGATCGTCGTGCGCGAATTGAAGCGGGCGGCATAGCCCCGCGCCGTCTGCACGCCGTTGTCGGCCGCGCGGCACTCCAGCTTGCTGGTAAAGGCGCGCGTCTCGCGCTCCTCGGCGCCTGGTTTAGTCTGCGGTGCCGGCATCGGCAGGGTCCTTCGGGTCGGTTGTGTCGTTGGGGTCGGTGGTGTCGTTGGGGTCGGGCGGATCCGCGTTGTCCAGCGGCGGCCCGCCGTTGTGGCCCATCTGCGTCGGCATCGTGCCGAGCGGCACTGTTGCCTGCTGAACGTACAGCCTGGCGCCGGCGCCCGTCGGGTCTTTCGGGCGGTTCTCCAGCGCGCGTGCCTCGTCGGGCGTCAGCTGGCCCGTCAGGATCGCGCGGGCGAGGCCCTCGATCCTGTCCTTGAACGCGCCGCGCTGGATCCCGTCCAGGTTGTGTTTGACGGTGCGCGAGCGCCGGCGCTGGCCGAACAGCTTCAGGTTCAGTTCGTCTTCCAGCGCCTTGCACCAGTGCGCGATCAGGTGCTTCACCAGCTGCAGGTCCTGCTGCTCGGTGTTGCTCATCGTGCCCTTGGACAGGTCGCCCAGGAAAACCGGCGGCATGCCGAATATCCGGCCGATCTCCTGAATCTGGAACAGGCGGGCCAGCGCCATTTGCCCCTTGTCGGGATCAGTGCCGACGGACTTGAGCGAATGGCCGGGCGGCATGCCGAAGAATGGCAGGCCAGCCGCCTTCGCCTGGTCGATCGCGCGTTTGATGTCGGCCTGGGCGCGCCGCAAAGCCTCCGCGCCGGTCGGCATCGGCCCCTCCAGCGCCAGCGGCGGGACGCCGCCGCCGGCGAAGAATGACGCCGCGAAGTCGTGCATCGCGATGGCCAGCGCGATCGCCTTGCGGCCCTTGTAGATCGGGCTGTAGACGTCCAGCTGGTTCGGGCGGAGCATGAACGGCACGTCGATCACGTCTGCAGCCGCATATTCCTTGCCGTCGAACCGATAGTAGCGACGCCCGTTGCGGCGGCCGACAACCGTGTTCGTGGTGTCCATCGGCCACAGTGCCACCGGACGCGTGCCCTGGCGCTCGATCCACGTCAGCCCGCGGCCCGTCGTGAACACCTGCTGCCAGAAATACTGGCGCCAGCCGAAGCTGCTCCATTCGCTGTTCGGCGCTTCGTTCAGCAGCATCGCCAGCTCGCCGTCGATCTTGTCCTCGGATCGGTAGGCGTGAAGCGGCAGGCTCGCGTTGGTGCGGGACAGGAAACTTACCGCGCACAGCACCGCGGGCACTTCCAGCGCCGCCTCGATCGACACCGGCGGCAACTGGTTCGTGCGATCGAGCACGCCCAGCAGCGCGAGCAGCTCCTCGCTGTTCGCGCTCAGGCTGTACGCCGGGTTTTCCAGCGGATTGCCCGACCGGCGCTCTGCCGACATGCGCCGGTAGTCGTCTGGCGACATCAATTCTGACCTGTCAGGCTGAAGTTGGGATCGTCCCAGGGAGAGGTCGGCACGGCTTCCTCCTCCTTGGCGATCGCCACGCCGATCGCGGCGATCAGCGCTACGGGATTGTCGATCTTGGCGGTTTCGCGCGGCTTGCGCGGATAGACGTTGTCCTTCGCGTCGGGCTGCGCGACAACGTTGTTGATCTGCCACTCCATCACCGGGCAGCCAGCGTGCGCGATCGTTCCGGCCTTTGTCAGCGCGTCGAGCTCTTTCATCGGCTCGCTGAAGTTCAGCACGATCGGGCGGTACTCGAGGACCGGGAAGCCCTCCTTCACCATCGTGGTTACCATGTAGGTGGCCTGGTGCGGGTCGTATGCCACCTGCTCCAACTGGAACATGCCGCGCACCTGGCGCAGCACTTCCAGGATCTCGTCGTAATCGATGATGTTGCCATCGGTGACGTTCAGCAGGCCCTGCGCGTCCCAGCCCTGGTACGCTTCGACCTTCAGCACCGTTTCCGACGGCACGAAATAGAACCCGATCCGGATGTACGGATCGTCGATCGACGGTTTCGCCGCGATCGGCGGGAACAGCAGCTCCAGCGCGGCGATATCGACCTTGCTGGCAAGGTCCAGGCTGGCGATGCACCGCCGGCCGCGCAGGCGCTCCAACTCGATCGCGTCGATCGCGCGCACCGGAATGTCCGGATCGCGGCACTTCCTCCATGCTTCGACATCGAAGTAGGCCGCCTTTGCCGCAACCCACAGGTTCAGGTGCTTCGTCTTGAAGACGCCGACCTTGCGCGGGGTCGATATCGCGTCGCGCTGCCGCGCCTTCAGGAAGTCGGCCGAAACAGAAACGTCGTAATTCGGATTGGCCTTGCGGAGCGCGGCCTCCGATCGCCAATCGTCGTCCTCGTCGATCGTGTATTCGACGAAGAACGTCTCGTCGTCCAGCGGCGGGCCGCCGTTGTGGCCGATGCCGGCCAGCTTGCGCCGCTCTTCGTCGATCCGCGCGTAACAGGGTCCGGCAAGGTTATCGCCGGCGGTGGTGATCAGCACCTGCAGGGGCTGGTCGCGCGCGCCCATGCCGGTCTGCATGCAGTCGACCTGCCCGTCGTCCGCGTGCTCGTGATATTCGTCGTGGATCGAGCAGCTCGGGCTTTGTCCGTCGCCCGGATCGCCGACGATCGTCTCGAACTTGCTGTTGTCCTGGACCCGGGTGAGGTTCTTGGCGTTGACCTCGATCCCGAACCGCTGGAGCAGCGCCGGCGTGCGCTGCGCCATCAGGCGGGCCGGGCCGAACACCTCCCATGCCTGCTTTTCGTTGGTCGCCCCGGAATAGACCTCGGCACCGAACTCGTTGTCGGCGCACAGCATGTAAAGGCCGATGCCGGCGGAGAGCGCAGACTTGCCGTTCTTGCGCGGCACGACCACGAACAGCACGCGGAACCGGCGAAGCCCGTCGCGCTTGCGCAGCCAGCCGAACGTGCAGCACAGGATCCAGATCTGCCACGGCTCGAGGCGGATTGTCTCCTTCGATCGCGCCCACTTGCCCTTCGAGTGCGGCAGGCGCTCGATGAACTTGCATACGCGCGATGCCTGGTCCGCATCGAACCGGTGCGGGAAGTCCTTGCTCCGCTGCGCCTTCAGCTCATCCAGAAACCGCTGGCATTGCAGCCGGATCGACTTGCAGGCCGGTATCTTCCCCCGCGTTACCTCGCGCGCATAGCGCTGCGCGATCTCGGGATAGTTGCGGCTCTCCACATCGAACTAGGCGGCGCGGCGATGCTTTCGGCGCGTCCGCTTGCTGATGGTGAGCCGGTTGCTCCTGCGCTGCGGGCGGGCCTGAGTGCCGCGCGATCGCCGGCGGCTGCCGCGCAGGTCGACCGGCGTGGTGGCGCGCGCCAGGCGGAAATACTCATCGGCGATCGCCATCGATGGCGATCCCGCCGCGACGATCGACATGCCGCTGACGGCAGCCAATGAGGCGGCCGCGAACAGGTAGCGCAGAATACGCATAGGGTGCTCCTTCAGAAGTCGTCGAAAGCGCCGGCCTGCGGCTTGTGGCCGCTGGCGATCCGCAGTGCGGCGGCGGGGTTGAGCATCAGCTCGGCAATGAGCGATTGCGCCTGGCGCATCGCGTCTGACAGCATGGCGGCCTCGGGCCGCGCCCGGATCAGCCGGGTGATGATCGACTCACCGTCGACCTTCTTGGCCGATTCCGTGTGATAGACGTCGCCTTCCACTTCCAGCACGGCCTGGTAGCGCTGGATCTGCTCCAGGCGCAGCGCCAGCAGCGCGACGTGTTCGGCGTAGTGCGGGCTCGATCGACCTTCCGCCTCAAGCATTCCCGCGATCGAGCGGAAATGCAGCTGCGCCAGGTCGCTCAGGTGCAGCGGCGCGATCATCGGGGCCTCTGGCGCCGGCGTGCCGATCGCGTTCTCGCGGTCGGCCCTGGTCGTGCCGGCCAGCGCCTTCAGCGCCGGGTCCTTCCGCTTCCGTCCAGATCCCGGCCGGGCGCCGCCTTTGCTCATGCGTCACCCCATTTTCGCCCAATTCGGCCTAAATCGTGGCGTTCAAGGGCCAAAGGGAGCGATCGCCGCGCAATTCAGCGCAGTGAACTTTTCCCCTTTGATATCGCCCACGCAAAAATTTGGCTGGTGGTCGGTGTCCGGGCAGCCGGCCGGTTTGTTTTGACCCCTCCCCCCTGCCGTTCAGCTTCGGGGCGGGTTTCATGAACGGCCGTCAAGACCGCCGGCGAGCCTCGGCGCGCTCGGCCTTCGACTTGGCCTCGTGGCACGGCGTGCACAGCGCCTGCTTGTTCGGCCGGTCATCCCGGCCGCCCCAGGCCAGCGGTACCACGTGGTCGACCTCGTCGCTGGCCACCTGCAGCCCGCGCTCGAGGCACACCCGGCAGAACGGCTCTTCGGCCAGCACTGCGGCGCGCTCGCGCATGCCAGCCCGCCCGCGCTTGCGTCGATCGACAACCGCGCCCTGCGCCGCCCACGGCTTCGACGAGCGCGCACCAGGCGCACGAAAGACAGGAGGCTGTTGTGCCACGCGCTCAGTTTACCTCGACGCCCAAGGCCCCGAGGTCTGATTCCACAGCGCGCAGCCGCTTGCGCAGTTCGCCCAGCACGATCGACCGCACCAGGCCATGCATGACGTCGTCCTGCAACTCGCCGTCGATCAGCAAGCGCCATGCGTCGCCAAGCACCTGCTGCCGCTCGATGCATCGGATCTCGCCGAGCAAGCGCGTGCGCTCGTCATTCATTTGCTGCACCATCGGCAGCTGTGACAGCCTCACGACGCGGCCCCGGCCAGGGTGCCGCCCTGCGCCACGCGCTCCACCACGAACACCGGCTCGCCGCCCTGGCGCGTGAAGCCCAGCGCCTTCAGCTCGGCCGCACGCTTGCCGTCCAGCGCCGTAAGGATGGCCTTGCGATCGAGCGACGTGGTCACGCGCAACAGCGCCTTGGCCCAGCGCAGGCCCTGCAGGCCCGCTTTGGCCTGGTCCTCGTCCTTCACACCCAGCGAGAAGCGCCCCGCCTTGGTGCCGACGGTGCAGCCGCCCAGCACCGTGGACTTGCGCTTACCGCCCGTCAGCTCGGCCGCGTTGGCGGTCCACCACGGCTCCAGCTTTTCGCGGATCACCGCCCGCTCCAGCAACAGCGGCTCGAGCTGGCTATCGGCATCGGTGTTCGCGCGGGCGATCGCGGCATTGCGCGCCGTCTCGGTCGCTTCGATCATGCTCTCGATCGTGGCGAAGCGCTCGAGCATGCTGATCGCCGCGCTGGTCGATCGTGGCGTGCGATGTCCGCTCATCCTGTCACCGTTCCCGAAATGTCGAGGAGCACCGCGTCAAGCTGCGTCTGCCGCCTCAATTGAAGTTCCGCCAGCCGGCCCGCCTCGATCTCGCTGATGACCTGGCACAGCAGGCGCTTCGTCACGCGTACTTCCGCCATGTCGTCGTCACCGGCGGCAATCCGGCGCAGTTTCACGACGTCGATCATCACCGGCTCCGGAAGGCCGCGCGCAGATCCGCGGCGATGCCCTGCGCCTGTTCCTCGAGCGCATCGAACTGTGCCGGCCCACGCACGCCGCCGGCCACTTCGCTGCACAATGTGTCGAATTGGTCGCGAAGCTGGTCGAGCTTCACTAGGAGGCTTGGCGGATCAATCCACCGAAACGCTTTGGGGGCCGTCACATCGTCGTCTCCGGCACATGAAAAAGCCCGCTGACCGGTCGGGTCGCGGGCTCCAGATGCAATTGTGGCGGGGTCGTTTTTGGCCGAATGGTGGCCGTTTCGGCAGTGTCGTTTTTGTGCCGGTTCACGCTCGGCTACATTTGTTCTCATATTGTTCTATGCTGGACGGATGCGACTCAGCCCTCTTGCCCGGCATCACGGCCGCCTGGTCACGCTCGCCCTGGCGGAGCTCGAGGACGCGCGCGCCCGCGCCTGGCATGGCGAATTCGAACGCACGCGCGGCCAGCGCCTGGCGCTTGCCGTTCTCGCGGATGCCGGCATCGCCGACCAATGGCAGGCCCGCGCCTATTGGGATCTGCTGGCCTACGAAGGGTTGGCCGGGGAACAGGAAACGGACGCGCGCTACACCGTTCACACCCGGCTGACCGGGTTGCTGCGCGATTGGCGCTATCGGGCAATGCTGCCAGATGATGATCTGCTCCGCGCCGGCAGTCTGATGCGGCGCTATGCGCCCGATCTTGATCTGCAGTCGGGAACGGATCAGCATCCCTGCATGTGCAACCGCTATGAGCAGCTCGAGCTGGATCTCGTCGTTGCCGATTACGACGCGGAACCGGTGCGCCCGATGAACGGCGGCCCGCCGATCGTCCATCCGCGCGATACGGGAACCGTCGTGCGCGTCCGGGACGGCCGCCGCGTCGTCGATGCGATGTCCTGGGGCTTTCCCGTCTATGTCCGGGGGCGGATCGGGCGCAGCGGCCAGCAGCTGAAGCCGCGCCCGGTCAACAACGCCCGGTTCGATAAACTCGCCGGCTTCTGGAAGCGCTGGGCCGTCAATCCCGCGAACCGCTGCCTCATGCCGGTGCGCCGCTTTGCCGAGGCGGCGGGAAACCCGGGCATGATGACCACCACCTGGATCGCGCACCGCGATCACCGCTCCATGGCATGGGCTGCGATCTGGACGGACGATTCGGAATGCGGGCCGGTCTATTCCGGCGTCACCACCGCCAACGCGCCCGAGCTGCAGGACATCCACGATCGCTGCCCGCTGCTGCTGGATCCGGAGGAGTGGGACGCCTGGCTTACCCTGCCGTTCGACCAGCTCGGCCGCTTCGATCGGCCCTACCCCGCCGATCGGCTCGTCATCGATCGCACCGCCGATCTCTGGTCGGCCAAAAGCCGCGCCCCCGCGATTCGAGGTCCGGGCATGGCGCCACCGTCGACCGGCGAATAGGCGCCGCGATCAGTGCAGCCCGATATGCGCGATGGTCAGCGCCTCGTCGTCCACCTCGCGGCACACCGTGCCGAACTCGCCACGCCATAGCGCCAGCGCGTCGCACAGCAGCTTGCGCGCGCGCCGCACGTGGATGCGGTGGCGCCGGGCGACAACGGTCACGCCCATATCGTGCGCGATCAGGTCCAGCACGGCCGCTGGCGCGATCCGCGTCCCGCCCCGGCCGGCGCAGATCTCGGGCAACCGGGCTCTCCAGCGCGAATAGGCCATCTCGCGCCGCACCCAGCCCAGCCGCTCCAGGAACAACGCGTCGCTCGCGCGCGATTTGTCCACCCGCGTTTCGAAGCTGGCGGTCTGGATCGTCGCATCGCGTCCGATCCGTTCATGCACCGCCGCGATCTCCAGTGCGATGCCCAGCTCGTCGGCCGACAGCGCGCCCGACTGGAATAGCCGCGCCAGCGCGCCCGTGCGCGATCGCGCCACGTGGGCATGTGTCTGCACGGTGCCATAGGGTTTGTGGCCGAACCGCTCGCGCGCCTCGCGCCGCTCCTTGCGCAGCGCGCGCTCGGCGGCGGCGATTTCGGGATGGCGCTGCGCCCAGGCGGATCGGCTACGGCTGCGCCTTGCTTCGGCGATCTGGCCCGCCGTCGGGTTCCCTGCTTTCGCTGCCTTGCCCATGCGCCGGATCGTAATCGAGCACCGGCCCGGCCAGCAGGGTCGCATTTGTGCCGGTTTCGCCATCGGGCGGCATCACCGTCCACCCCAGCGCAGCCAGCACGCGCAGCGCGCTGGCGCGATCGTCGGGCAGCGACAGCCCGCGCCCGCCCGGGCGGCGAAGCAGCAGCCCCTCGGCCGCCAGCCGCTTCACCGCGCGGCGCACCCGGCTGCGGTGGGCGTTCACGCCGGCGGCGATCTCGCCATAGCTCGGGCTCGCGCCCCACCGGCGGATATAATCGCGCACGAACCGCAGCACGAGCAGCCGGGTGCTGGCGATCTCCGGCGCCAGCCGCAAGGGCACGGGGTCGCCACCGCCGGCGTAATCGCCGCCCCCCACGGCCACGTTCATAAAACCGCCCCCGGACATGAACGGAACATAGCAGGAATCTCTCGCTTGGGCGAGAGCGGGCATGCAAATCCGGGCTTACCGTGCTATCCGGCGCTTGGGTGCCACGGCGTGCACGCGCAATAGGCGATTGTAGCTCAGAGCATAGAGCGCCGGTTGAAATATACCGGAGGTCGGGGGTGGCGACAATTCCCTCAGTCCAGCCGAAGAGGTGAAAGGCATGTAGAGGC